AGGACGATCAGCTTGGGAAGAGTTGATGGACATGGTGGGATAGACGCGTGTAACCGGATCTTGTATCTCGGGCTTGTCCAACAGACCTAGCAGCGAAGTGCCAACGTCAAGAATGGGCTGTAAACTAGTCATAGCCCCTTCAATAGCGCCACCAACTTCAGGAATCTCGGAGAGAAGAGTTCCAACTGTTGATAGCGGAGACGGGCGAGAAGGGGAGGCTGCTTCTTGAACTGGGTCTTTCGTTGAGGTCGACACATGGACGACACGACGATTTGGCTTGTAACTGGGGACTTTGATCTGCATGTTGGCATGGCCAGATTGCTTGTACACACGCGCTTTTGACGTGGAACTAACTTCATACGGAAACAAGAGTTGGGCATTCTTGAAACGCATGAAAATTGTCACGTCAATGTTGGAAGGCGCGCTTATGGTCGCAATGAGCGGAGAAAGAATATCCACGTACACGCTCCAAATGCGGATAGGATTTGCAAAAATATCACTAAGCGCAAGAAAACGCTGCGGGAAGCACCAAGGGAGGGTGATAACCACAGTGTCTTGTTTTTGAGCGGACAAGATCTTCATTCCAAGCCAAGAGCGAGCCTGCATTGTAGAATCAGCAGTGCCCACACAGGACGGAGGGGATCCAGGAGAGGCGGTGACGGCAAGGGCACCAGCATAGAACTGGTTAGTATTGACACGGAAATGGACTTCCACATCGGCACGGAAATACTTGTACCACTGGCATATATCGCCAATGACAGGTGTGCCAAGGAGGTAGCCAATTGGGTCAATAACCAAGGCCGGGACAGCGCCAACAGTAGCTGGGGTTCCAACAGTCCATGTGTAGGGAGTGCCAAATTCCAACATGCGTTCAAGCATTTTCGTCGGAGTTTGGTCGGGCAACGGACGGACCATGAGCGAGCTGCTAGGGATCGGTTGAATCACCATAGCATTACCAGTGTCAGCAAGGGTCGTAGACACGGTTTTGATCGTATTAGGCACAACGTCATTGGACAACGTTTGCTCAGCAACTTGGACAGTAACTTGAGGTTCGGTAACGAAATTAATGTTTAGGACCAGGCTCGTCAACCCAGCCCCACAGGAGGGGTGTCCAAACAAACTTCTAATGTTTGGCAATTTGGCTGTTTTAGCAGACGTCCAGCCGGGCGCGGTGTTTTCGCTGTAAAGGACAGAGAGGCACACTCCACCTTGGCGACTTTAAAACGGAGTCGCACCCCCGCTGAGCACACCTAGTCAATGAACAGACCAGGGAGCTCATGTCGAGCTTGGTTGAAAGTAGCAAAGGTCGTGGGACGACCAATGGCGTGTGACCAACGCATGGCAATTTGACGGTACTCGTTGTATAGACTGGGCGGATAATGCAACAGTTCAACGAGGACACTACGAAGTGCAGCGATGGTGTCGCCAACGGGGTCATCTGACGTCCTGCTTACCCACATCGGAGCTTCCAAAATTGAGGCCATGGCAAGCGGAGCGAAACAAGTTCCGTTCCGAAAGACAAAGCGTCGCTTCAGGTACTCGACTTCCGAGAGGGTAAGGTAAGGTAGAGTCACTGGGCCTTTGTTAGAGGCCGTGTAGACAATCCCTATGCTAGACATGGTTTCTTGCATGGTGATCATGTTGAAGTCGGGGCAGTGGTGAGAGACAGAGACGAGGGAATCGTCACTGTAGAAGGCACGCTCGACATACTTACGATAATCAGCAGGCTTGTAACCAGCCGCAACGAACGCGAAGAAGTGAAGCACATCATTCATTAGCGAGCCGTAGGGACTTGTGAGGAAATTGCCAGAAGAGTTTCCTTTGCTTGTTAAGTAAGCGCGTGACATGAGAACATGATAGCACTGTAATGAAGACAAGCAGAGGTTACGTCGGATGGCATCGTGAGGGGGCGGTAGAGGAGCCACCCGATCACACATCTCATTCCACAAGTCAGGACCTTGGGCAAGCAGTGTGTACTCATAGCCGGAGTAATCTCCGGCCATAAGATTTGGATGCTTAGAGAGGCGGTCATGAAGAACGCCCCACTCACTATGGTCGTGAACGTTGAGCCCGACAGAACAAGGGGTTTCTGCCGGATGTTTTTCAAGCTCTTCGAAGAAGTAGTAGAAGTACATCGTTCCTAGGACAAGGTACGATAACTCGCCAATGCAAAACCGGCGAGATTTTCCTGCCTCCACATCTTCGATGGGCAAGAGTTCGTCTTTGAGGGCATCTTGAACTACCATGGGAACCACGGTCGTCTTCAGACGCTCTTGTAGGTCATGGACTTCTTTGACGAAATCCGGGTTTAGCACGCCCGGAGAAGAGAAAAGAACGTCCTTACGACGAAGGCCTTGTGTCGTGAACGGGAATCCAGGACTTTTGGTCAAGTCGAGTGAGGCAACACCATCAGATCCCAATACTGCTTGTTCAACAGTTAGGATTGTTGTTGCACGTTTTGGGGAGAAATCGGTTGGAACGAAGCTATCGAAGGGATAAGCTTCAAGAACCTCGGACGGTATGTTGTACGAGATATTGGGTTGACCTTTTATCTCCCCGTACTTGCGTTGGACGGTGTTGAGGGGGCTGATACCATTCTCAGGTTTCAGCCGGGCCGGTATGCGAGTAGGCACATGGTGCATGGAAATCAATCCTTGCGAGTCAGTGAGTTCCCGCTCCGGGTGGAGGGTCGTTTTAGCGAGTTTCGTCTCGGTCTGTAATCGGAAGTTCTTGGTGATCATTCCGATGTGGTGAGTGCCAGGAGTGAAGGGCATAGGAACGCCGAGAGGAAAGTCGGCAGACTGTTTAACCAATTCTTCAATATCCTGGCGAGGAGCCACATCGGGAATAGGTCCACCAGAGAGCTCTTCGTCAATACGGAGGGCCTCAAGTACTTCGTGCCGTGAAACGGACGCGCCGAACGAGAGGTTAGAGCCAGGGGAACCAGCTCCGTGAATTCCGACGATATGATCGCCAGTAAGTACGTTTGTGATATAGTACGGTAAACCGCACATACCCAACTTATTCGACATGTTGTAAATTTTGAAGTCACAGTCTTCGAGATCGCTTGCAAGGCGTTCCCAGGTATCAGAGTGTTCAAGGTTCGTGAAAACCGTTGCACGCTCATTCTGGACTTCCCACACAGGATGGAGACGGCGGATCCGAGGACCCGACATTGTCTGTGTGTCATGGAAAAAGTGTGGTATCTTGCGCATCAGGCGGTGGCCAGGGATACGCAAGAAAACGTAGTTACTTGACGAGGCGGGTGTTACCACCGTACAGTCGGAAAACGGGAAGGCAGTCATACTAGCAAGTCCGTCGGCCCCCAAGATGATTTGTGTGTCATCAGGGAGACCGTCAAGAAAGTGCTTGTTGAGCAGGAACATATGACCGCCAATGGCGAGGGTGTAGCACTTGCGCGAGCCAGCCGCAATGTTGTAAAGGTTGCGGAGTAAAACGCGCTCGATGCCACTAATCTCACCAGCCTGCTTCTGCACTGTCGTGAGCCGTTGGGGGGCCCTGACAGGTTTTCCACCACGCAACACAATGCGCGGCTTGGCCTTTGCACCTGCAAACCGCCCTGATTGCTTCTCTTCATTATACCCGAAGGCATGCCGAAAAACAGCAACTAGGGCAGCCGCAAGGAGGCCGAGAATGGCAGCACTAGCCCCGAAGACTGCGAAAGTTCCAAGGAGTTGGCCGGCCTTGAGCCGTAGAGCACAGTCAGCCAACGTACTACCATTTGAGTTTGCTTCTGCCGCTAGCCGTTCGAAAGTCGGGCCATCGGTGTTTGCGCTAATTTCGCGGTACGATCGAAGCTTGCGAGTTGTCCAGGCGGATTTGAATCCCTCCCAGAGTGGGCTCACAACGTACACTTTGACAAGAGACTCCATTCTCCGAGTACAAGCCTCGACGAGAGCACGAACAAACGCACTATCAACGAGAGCACCCTGAGCGATAGGAATGAACTTGTCGTGCAGCTTTTGGAACTGGTCATCCGTGAGAAGATCAATGTAGTTGGGGTGGAGCCGCCAGTGACAGGCATACTCAAGAGGAACACCTTGTGCTTGAAATTCTTCTGTTATGGACGAGGCCTTAGCTGCGGCCAACGACGCAGAATGGGTGCGACGGGCGGAAGCCGCCTGACGCAACCAGTTGATCTGGTCATCGGTCTTGGCTTTCTGCTTCTGGAACCATGAGAACATCTGCTTCTCAATTCCAGCAGCAGCCTGCTCTACCTCCTCCACTGTAGGCGGGGGAGGAGCCTTAAACGATTGTTTGAGCAGGTCTGCACGTTCGCGAATAGTTGGGATGACTTCCGCAACGTCAGATGCGAGTTCATCTGCACGCTTGCAGATTCGGTCGTAGACGACACCCAGTCGTGACGATATGTTCTTGAGAATAGTTTCGTCAGAGGGGGGGGCCTCCTTCGGTCGAGCATAGGTTCCAGCGAGTTCAGTAACGGGATCCACGACAACAGGTCGCGGTTTGAGGTCTAACTGAAAACGAGGAGCACTGTACTCAATCCTTTGGAGATCCACTTGGGGCATCTTTTGGTCGTATTTGGCGTTGAAAGCGATGTTATGTTCGTAAATCGCAACGCCGAGGGCGACAACCTCCGGTGCAGTGAGCACCGTCTTTTCTTTGCCGTCAATCTTGAGGTGGAGTGAGGGATCCTTCTCGACTGCAGTAATGCGTTCGAGTAGGTGAAACTCCAAATCTTCGAAAAACGGACACTGATCGACACATCTTCCAGTGCCACGACAGACGTGTTTGTGCACCTTCAGAGGGAGGGTCTGACGGTGCTGGAGGGCCTCAATATGAGCAATGCCGACATCCTTCTCCACGGGTTCGTTAGAAGTCGTGAAGAAAAACGGCGACGTCAGCCACTTAGCACCTTTCGCGTTCATATCTGCCACCAACAATGGACAGGCACCTGATCCCATGTAGAGCATCAGGATACCACAAAGCTTCGCACGTTCTTGCAAATCCTTTATCTGGAATAGGTCGTCCAGAAAGAGGAAATGTTGACCGTTGTAGCCGTCGTGGTACGTCTCACTTTGTGGGGGCTGATAGACGTCTTGCATGGAGAAATCACGTTCGTAACCGGGATGGCCACGAAGGTGCATTCGCTCATGAACTGCTTTCATCAAGTGATGTGTGATGTAGCTCTTCTTGACTCCAGGCTCACCAGAGAGCGCAAACCAAACAGGAAGAGGTCTGCGCTCACCAGCGGCGAGGAACAATTGAACTTCGTCACGTTGCTTGTTGAGGCGAGTTACTGCTTGCTGAAACCGGTTAAGGATAACAGCATGAACAGGGCCGTGGGTGGTTAGCGCCACAGTAAGACTCGCAGCACGTTCAGTGAGGTCACGCACACGAAACAGTACGTCTGGAGCACTACGGAAGAGAGAACCGTAGCCACCAGCACGCACTGACAGCTCTTGCAGCTCCACGGTTTCATCTGCAAACCGGAGCACATTTCCTTCGAGCGTTGTGACTGGGATAGGAATATCCAGCCATGATGACACAGCCCACGAGAGAAACTCGCGGGCCTTCTTGAAAAAGTACTCAACTGCTTGACTCAGCCGGTGGAATTTCGGTAGATACTCCACGGCGGTGAAAAAAGATCGTTTAATTGCCGGTTTACTCGACCCCAAAATGGAGGCGAGAAAGTCGACGACAGACTGAGTAGACAGCTGGTCGTCGGCTTGTTGTTCGATTTCTTCTTCTTCTTCTTCAGTTAAAACTTCGCTTGGCTTCACGCACGCAGTAGCGGCGAAAAGAGAGGTAAAAAATTGAGGATTGACAAAAGGAAAAAGTGTTTGCGAGAAGCCACACAGAGTGTCTAAAGCAATCTGGGGCATACACGCACGAATTATGCGGAACATAAAATACAGTGATAAAAACGAAACGAGCGCGACCAGTAGGACGCGCGAGATCGCGGTCACGTTGAAGTACTCCCCGAGAGAGGAGAGTACACGTTCTTTTACGTAATCGTACAAGCCACGCAGGCTGAAAGCATCACGCAGACGCTCTCGTAGGTAGGTAGCTTTTTCTGAACTGTCGGTCACTGAACTGACCAGCGAGGGCAGGACAACTGAACCAGCCGCCATAGCTCCCAGAGCCACAAGTGGACCAGTTACTGCGGCAGTCGCCAACCCAGCGACACCGAGAGCCACGCCTGTACCGACTTTTACAAGTAACCGTCGGTTTTGGGTACTCAAACGATGAGGCAGCTCCTCCCATTCATCGGAGAGAGGAACGGGGAGCGGGGTGTGACGGGGCGGGACGTACGTGTTGGACGTTGTTGCTGAGGGCAGGCGAACCCACCCTGTTCCTTTGACAGGATCACGGTCAACACGATAGGTGGCCTCGACAGGATGGTCAGCCACGAAAGCCGACAAGGGGTCTTCTGCAGCGGGAACTGTCGGAGTGTGAGATTGCTCCCACCGTGTAAACGGGTGGTCGGAGGTACTGGCAGACGAATCTTCCATCTGCTTCTCGACCACCTCCAGCGGGGCATCCAGATCCGGAATCGACAAAAAGTCAGTGAGGTAATCTTCATGCCGAGCCATTTTGTACACAGCTCGGAATTCAACTACACCACAAAGCGCAAAGAAGTGAGTGATATAACGACGGACTGATGATCCGTGGTACCACTTCATCATAGCGCGAGTCTGGGTCTGATACCGGTTGAACCGATGGGGGTCGGGGCCACTCCAGTGGCGAACACCACGCAGGTATTCTTGATAGCGACGAGCCAACTCCATAACTTCACTTATCGATCGCATGTCGTAATGCAGTCCGAACTCATAAATGAGCTCGTACTTCGCAAGACGACGCTGCAACTTCATAGTAACGTCACGAGAGGTGTGGCACTTCGACAGCCAACCAGAGTGGTAGTGGGTCTTTTTATTCGGTGCGACCGGCACCGGCTCGAGAGGAGGAAGGACAAAATCATCTGCGACAGGTAAATGAGGCAGTTTTTTCTTGTCCATCTTCCAGCGAACTTTAGCAGTCTTTGCACGGATTGACTGCCAGGTTTGATGGGTACGGAAATCCGACTCTTCTTTCTGACTGAGACGGAGTTCTTGGCGGACGACATCAGCCATCGAGATCGGACGTCCCCGAACATAAATGATCTGTTCGGTGACTTTCTCGAAGGTTTCAATCGTTTCTCCACCACAAACCAGAGGGGGGTCTTCGGGGGGTTTGGGGGGAGCCCGCCACTTGTAAATAGCGGCGGGATTTGGGTAGTGCACAGGGTAGTGCACTTTCTCGACAGGACGCTTCCATCCAAGGGGCGGAAGGGAAGGTCCATAAACGACGACCGGGGGGAAGGGTCGCCCACGGAGGATCCGCGGCGGGCGGAACGTCCGAGCGTAGGTGGACTGGGGGTCCCACCACGCAAGTGTACCATCTGCGTACACTGAGGGGAGGCGCGATTGCGGTTGCGCAGCACCGGACGGCGAGTCATGATTGGCCAAAGCGGACTTCATGGTCGGGAACAGTTCCTAGCATTTCGTGAGGGCGCCAACGAAGCAACAGTGCAAGGACGGTGGCACGAGGCAGACCGCCAACACAAAGTAGGTTATATACACCTTGCTTGCACAATACACTGTTACAACGCATCGCTTAACACGCAAATACAACTACACACACTTGGAAGTATGGGGATCGCCCAATGTAGAGGGTCTTGTAAACTCAAAAGTTTCGTCAGTGTTGTTCATGTGTTGTCCAGGGACTATCACCACGAGGGTGCCGATTTCCAAGATCGGAACATGAATAACTTAACTAGCCAATAGAGTTGAAGGTCGCGAAGCAAGACATACTTCGTTTTTGGATTTTTATTTTACGATGTTAGAGATGAAATAATTTCGTAGAAATCCTACGGTTAGGATAGAGTTAGAGTATGAGTAATCGAGATAAGCCGAAATGTTGTACTGGGAAGCAGTACGAAATAGCGGCAAAACCCGAATTAAGAACAAAGAAAATCTTAAATTGAACATTGCAGGTGTCGGACCACCTACCGCCCCG